AGATCCCCTCCTTTCGGTAATCGAGGAGCCCGTGCTGTTTTTTGAGTCTGGTATTGAAACACAGGCACAGTTACAGCACACACCCGTGCGCGGCACGCTCCGTTTGTGGGAAAACCGAAACCATCTTCTTCAGGAAGGGGGGGATTACTCGGTTGACTACACAACGGGGCAGATCCATTTCCGCACAAGGTTCTACCCTAATTCCACGGTAGAAGGGGACTACTTCTACGCATCAGACTCAATCGGCCCGATTGAGTTCAAGTGGAACTCGGCTGACTTTACCACCTTGCCTGGGGTAGTTCTTGCGTTTGGTAAGAGGGCTCGGGTAGGGGATAAGCTAGCTGTTCGAGTGTATGCGGATCGAGTAGATACAGCAAAGGCATACGGTGGTAAGTTTGAGGTGTCTTTTGACTTAGATGTCATCTCTCAAGACCCCGCTCAGATGGAAGAAATTGCAGACTTCGCCGTAATGAGTTTGTGGAGTCAGAAGAAAGAGGTCTTAGAGTACGAGGGCATCGAGGTACTGGAGGTCTCGATGGGGGGTGAGGCCGAAGAGCAGTACGACGAGACAGGAGACCTCTTCTTCTATAATGCCTCGTTGTCAGTACAGCTAAGGGCAGATTGGGAGGCGCATGTTCCGTTACCTTTGACTATTTCCAAGGGGAGTACTTCTTCTGCTGCTGCGGAGGCCGGTGTTGACTTTGACCGTCGTACATCGATGGGCTCCAACTTGAAAATGTTGTCCAACGGGACACTTTACATTGCAACTGCGCCAATCCTGGCAGGTCGTAATGATTCGTATGAGCGGATCGCATGAAGATGGAGATGAGGTAATATGCCCCGTTATACTTTCCACTGTCAGCAGGAAGGGTGTAATCTTAGGTTTACCCGTACGCTCAAAATGGGGCCTTGGCCCACCCACCCTTGCCCGACCTGTAAAGAAGAGTCTCCTAGGTTATGGGAGGGGTTTGGCTTTGCTTTTGAAGCAGGTGCCGGGTCGGCGCAAGCGAATACAGGCGTTCATGATCAAGATTACCCCTCAGCCGACAAGGTTGTAGGTCGAAGCGCAGATGTACGGTGGGCTGAGTATAGAGAGCGACAGAAAGTCAAAGACCGAGTACGAAAGAAAGGCGGGTCCGCGTTGCTTCGCCGAGACGGCCCTGGTTACATAGAGTACGACGCTATGACGGATACTGCTAAAAAGGCTCGTGAGAAGGTTGTGGACTACGCTGTAGCTATCGAACGCAGTCAGCCCAAGCCCAGTCAATAAAGTGTTGTTTGCCTCTGAGAGTAGTGCAAGTCCATCCGGTAAAGCCCGGGCACGGATCTAAACTCGAATCAGATTCATACATACTTGCCCATAAGGGCCAGATGAAATTCAGATTCGTCTTGTGAATTGTTGACCCTGAGGAGAATCGGATGGGACCTTTTTCTACGTATGCTCCGCCCGGCGTATATAGCCGAACTCTAACTGAGTCGAATGTGGCTTCGCTTGTTGCCGGCGTTCGCATCCCGACCATCATTGGAGTTGGTCAGGAGGAGTTGGAGCAGCTCGACCTAGAGTTGGTGCGTGGTTCTAGCTCTACTCTTGATCAGCAGATCGTCAATGAGGATGTGACGCTGTCTTGGGTTGTTGACGACACGAATTTAAGCCAACCCGTACTCGGAGCTAATGACGGATCTCTCACCCGTCTCAAGGTTCGCAACTTCCCACTCGTTGATGGCCAGGGTTTCGGCCGTACCACGAATGATGTTAGGAGCGTCACTGTAACTGTAAACGGCATTCCCGTTGCAGTCGGACAGGTACGAGGCGCAACGGGTGAGGTTATTCTCCAGGTGCCTCCGACGGCTAACGACGTAGTTCGTTGTACCTACTTCTTCCACCGTGGGGATACTGCCTTCACGGACGACGTTTCGGACCAGGTCTCGTCGACTCCTGCGACCCTAACCTCGCCGGGCTTTGCTCCTTTCTCAGTTGTTGCTAGTTCGAGCGATACCCTTAAGCTGAGGGTCAACGGAGGTGCCGAGAAGGTTGTAACTTTCGTCCCGTCTCCTGCGGTCAAAGCTCAGGTGACTATCGCGGGTGTTGACTCTAACGGTGGGGTTACATACACGGCAGTAGCGGCGGGTTCGGCTGGTAACAGCATTCAGGTCCGCCATGTTGTTTCGGGCACCAACACTCCCCTCTCCGTTTCGGTCTCCGGCCTCCAGATTACAGTCAACGTTGCAACTGACGGAGGGGGTGTTGCAACCTCCACCGCAGCTTCGGTTGTGGCTGCTATTACGGGGAGCGGCCCGGCCTCGGCGCTAGTCACAGCGGCAGCTACAGGCACGGGTGGTAGCGTCGTCGGTGCTGCCAGCTATACTAGCCTTATCGGCGGTGTGGATGGCGGTTCGGCCGCTAGCCTGAAGACTCAGATTGATGCGGCAGCAATCACGGGCTTGACTGTTTCGGTCTACACGGGCCCTGACGGCAACACCCACCTGCGTCTTACGGCGGACATCTCGGTCGAGATTACGTCTGGTAACGCGAATGGTATCCTCGGTTGGGCGAACGGCACTAAGACGAGCCGGACGGCAACGTTCCAGGTGTTCAATCGCCCTCTCGTTGATGGGACATCTGGCGGTATCACCACGACGGACCCTAGTAAGGTCGTCGTCAAGGTGAACGGGGTTCAGGTCATCCCGGCCTCTGTCGACGGCAAGAACGGCCTGGTGACGCTTTCTTCTGCCCCAGTGCAAGGTGCAGTTGTAACCATCACCTACTATGCCAACACATGGCAGGATACATTCGATTACTTGCCTAACACGCTTGTTACGAATGTTATCCGGTCCGGTATCTCGGCTGGCCGAAACGATTATCTCCAGGGTACGGACTTTGTGGTCTCGAACCCTAGTACTGATGTGTCGATCATACACTGGGGGACCAGTTTCTCAGTGGCCTCAACGCTTCGCACCGCTGGCGCGGAGCTGTTTGACGACTCGCAAATCGTCCCGACCCTGGTAGACGATAAGCTCTACCTAGCGGAGTGTTCGCGTTACGTTGACACCGCCCTAATTCCGGCGATTGCATCGAGCAACACGTTCCTCCTCCCGGCTGTCCCGACAATGGGTAATGGTCGAGACACCCCGCTGAGCCTCGCGGTCTTTAGTTCGGCTACGAATGCGAAGAGCGCGGTGCCATCGAACCGACCTGACCTTCTAGAGGTTCGTGTAGGTCGTGACCTGGCGGATGCACTAGGTCGTCCAGTAGCTAAGGTCGTAGCAGTTGACGCTGCTACCCGTAGGGTCACGCTCAAGGACCCGGTTCCGGCGGACTACAAGGCGTACGCTACGTTCTGGTATAACCGCGTAGGAGACGATACTTTCGTATTGACCTGCAAGGCCCCTGGGCCAATCGGTTCCGGTCAGTATGAGATATTCTCGTCCATTACGGATTCGAACATCTACCAAGTCAAGTTCAAGACGAAGAGCGTATCTCTTACGGATACGGTTCAGTGGCCCCGCGGCGTCGAGTCTATCCCTGACGCATTCCACTTTGGAGGCACACCGGTCTCTGAGACCCTTACGGTAACGTTTGGCACTGCGGCGGCAACGAAGGCGGAGTTTACAAACAAGGGAGCAGCCCCGTACTCGTTTTACAACCCGTCTTCCGCAACGTGGCGGTCCAACCTGAACGGAGCGGGCTCGCTTTCTACGAATCTTGCTGCGGCTACTCGCGCATACATGGTTTCGAAAGCGGTCACGCTCTCTAGCGGTCAGATTGCTATCGGAGCTTCGGCCAACACGCTGGAGCTGACGATTGACGGCACTCCGATTTCGGTTACGATTACCTCCGGTAACCGTACTCCGGCGCAGATTGCCACTGATGTAAATACGGCTATTGACGCTCACGCGGATTTCCTCGCAACGGCGCCAAATAGATTGTTCGCACCCTTCTCTACGGCGGGTGGCGAAGTCTATTTTGTTGTTCGGTCCTATTCCACCCCGGCGACTCTGCCTGGTGGGTTCGACCACAGGGCGACCGTTGCCGTTCGACAAGGTACTGTCGAAGCGAGTCTAGGTTTTACAACCTTCCAGTCGGCCTCGGGTACAACCGGCGCGATCAACAAGCCGGCAACCCTCCTTGGCTCCAAGGCGGGTCCGTTTTCCTGGACGGCCGGCGTCAACGACAAGCTCAAGATCCGCGTCAACGGTGTGGATTACACCGTCACCATCCAGACGTCGTCAACGACTGCATCTGCGGTCGT